ATGAGCTCGCTGAAAACTACTCGGAATCAGGCTTGGCACTAGCGTATCCGCCGCTGCGACCGAGAGATCCGCAGTCTCGCAACTTCGAAAGATTCCCGTCAACGCTTGAACAGCACCCTGGAGTGCACTATTCCGGCCCTGACTACAGCATCGCAGCTCATGTCAGAGGCGCAGAGCGGCCAGATTACACCGCTGTAAGTGGTCAACCGACGTTCCGTGATCGACAGACGTTCCAAGTCGATGAGCTTCAATCTGATGTACCTGAGTTCATAAGAGATCTTGACAGAAAAGGCCTGCCTCTGCGTTCAAGCCAGGCAGACCGCCAGCTGATGAAGCGCCCGCACGCCATGATGGCAGCAGGTGTAATCGAAGCAGCTGCTCGCAATCCTGGCATTGGGCGCGTGCACTTTCCGACGTCGAAGGACATCTTGCGAACCCGCCCCGATGAATACAAGCCTTTCTACGAACGTGTCTACGATCAAGAAGTACCGGAGTACATGGAAACTCTGAAGAAGTTCTTCGGACCTGAGCATGTCAACCGTATGAGCTGGGGAGGTGCATCAGAATACCCGCGTATGAGTCTCCAAGACCCCGAAGTCCGTCAGCACATCATCGACAAGGGCCTGCCCGGCTACGCTGAAGGAGGCCAGGTCAAACCAGCAACCCCATCAGGCCCTGCTCTCCGTCAACAACTCATCCCGATGCAACGCCAGCTCGAAGAGCAGTATGGCTTGCCGCCTGGCCTGCTGGACTCCATCGCTATCTCGGAGTCAAACTACAACCCGAGGGCGGTCGGACCTCAAACCCGCCAGGGCAGAGCACAAGGCCTTTATCAGTTCATGCAGCCGACGGCCAAGCAGTTTGGCGTCGACCCGATGGACCCGTTCCAATCCACGCCTGCCGCTGCTGCGTACACGAAGTACCTGATGGGCAGGTTCAATGACCCCTATGCCACCTTGATCGCCTGGAACTGGGGCGAAGGCAATGTCGCCCGTAAGGGCGTGGAGAAGGCTCCTAAGGAGTCAAGAGACTTTGCCGCCCAAGTGCTGTCCAGGATCCAAGTTCTGAACCAACCGGCAGCGCAACCTGTTGCACAAACGCCTTCCGCCATGGTAGGATCCACCTTGCAGCCAGATGTCATGCAAGATCCTGAAGGCAATCCGCAACCAATGCTTGAAGCCGACGCAGCCACGCTGGGCCAGACAGGAGCTGCAAAGCCGTCCGGTGGCAGTCTTCCAATGCCTTCCATGCCAAGTGCTGCCAAGTTCTCAGCCACTCCTGACGTGTCCCAGTACCTCCAACAACTCATGCAATTGATTGACGACCCGACTATGGCACCGACGGTCGTAAATCAGGTGCAAGGAACGTAGAACCATGGCCATCGACGAAGAAAAAAGGATGGAGAAGCTGCTGCCTCCTAGGCAAGATCCTGGAGAAGTGTCGCAGCTCGATGAACAAGCCTTGGATGCAGCGCTCGGTGCATTCACCCAAGGAGAAGAGCCCGAACTCCTCGAGAATGAAGACGGCTCTGTCACTATCCAAGATCCTGAGGAAGGAGGTGATCAAGAATCTGGCCAGTTCCTCGATAACCTGGCCGAGACGGTAGATCCTCAGTGGCTGAGAGCAAAATGCAGCGACCTCGTGCAGGTCATCAAGCGTGACCGCGAGTCTCGACATAAGCACGATGAGCTTTATGCCGATGGGATGAAGAAGACAGGCGTAGGCGGCCCTGCGCCTGGAGGCGCTTCATTCGCAGGCGCCAACATGGTGACGCATCCGATGCTGGTAGAAGCCTGCATCGACTTCGCCGCCTCGGCTGCCAAGGAACTGCTACCGCCGTCGGGTCCTGTGAAGACCAGGATCCACGGGCCTGCTACCAAGATCAAGAGGGAGCGGGCCGATCGACTTTCGGCCTTCCTGAACTGGCAGCTCACAAAGCAGTGTCCTGAGTTCATGCTTGACTCAGAGCAGTTGCTGCCGCAGGTAGGATTGGCCGGCACGCAGTACATGAAAGTGCTGCCGAACATCAAGCTGGGCAGGCCTGAGTTCGAGTTCGTGCCAGTGGATGACATGATCATTCCGTTCGAGGCAAGCGGTTACACCACGGCGTCTCGTAGGACCCATGTACAGCGGCCGTCCAAGGACATGGTCGTGTCCAGGATCCAGTCTGGCATGTACCGCGACCTGACCATCATAGCGCCAGGGTCTACGCCAGAAGAGACAAAGGTCGGCGAGCAGGTCAGGAAGGCCGAGGGCCGAACCCCTACTGGCTATAACGATGAAGAAGTCAGGATCGTATACGAAGTCGACCTGCTCATGGACCTGGAGGGCAACGACCCGCTAGCGCCTGAAGGCGAGATGCTGCCGTATATCCTGGTGATCGACGAGCTCATGCTCGACGCCTGGGCGCTGTACCGCAACTGGGATGAAACGGACAAGCGCAAAGTTCGGCAGGATTGGGCTGTCGAGTACGACTTTATTCCGTGGCGCGGTGCCTACGCGCTTGGTTTCGTCCACCTGATCGGAGGCTTGTCGAGTGCAGCGACCGGTGCCCTGAGAGCGTTGCTGGATTCAGCCTTCATCCAGAACTCACCCAGTGGCGTGACACTCAAAGGCACCAAGATCACCGGCCAGACACAGGCGGCGTCGCCTACTGAGATCACCGAGATCGAGGGACCCCCTGGCGTGACGGACATCCGAGCGCTCGTGATGCCGTTTCCGTACCAAGGTCCGTCGCCTACCTTGTTTCAGCTGCTAGGCTTCTTGACCGATGCAGGCCGAGGCGTCGTATCAACGGCCGAGGAAAAGATCAGCCAGGCGTCGAACCAGATGCCGGTCGGCACCGCCCTGGCCTTGATCGAGCAGGGCGCGAAAGTGTTCAGCGCGATCCACGGAAGGCTCCACAGATCGCAAGCTGCGCTTTTCGCTATCCAGTGCCGTATCAACAAGATGTTGTACAAGGATCCTGAAGCGTTGCAGGAGTTGGCTAAGTTCGGAGCCCCGGAGATCCAACCCGAGGACTTCGACCAGGTGAGCAACATCTCGCCTGCGTCGGATCCGCTGATCTTTAGTGAGACGCAGCGACTGGCACAAGCCCAGGCCTTGAAATCGCTGGCTGCCAACAACCCGCTGTACGACCAGTACGCCGTCGAGCGTCGTGTGCTGGAATCGTTGAAGATCCCGGACATTGACGAGGTGCTGCCCAAGCCCAAGGTGCCTACGGAGCTGAACGCGCCTGCCGAGAACTTGTCTGCATTGATGGGGCAGCCTATTATCGCGTTCCCTGAGCAGGACCACATGGCTCACATCGAGAGCCACCTCAGGTTCCTCCTGGATCCATTCCTGGGCGGCAACTGGTATGCAGCGAAGACGTTGTTGCCGATCATGGTCGAGCACATGAAGCAGCATCTGGGCTTCCTCTACATCACCATTTCGTATGATCTGGCGACAGAGACGCTTGGCCAGGATGTTGGCGAAGTGCTGGCCGACAAGAAGCTGCACCCAAAAGTCGACGAGGTATTGGCAGCAGGTTCCAAGCTGGTCCACGCCGAGATGGCCAACAAGCTACAGGACATTGCAGGCGTCTTGGAGCAGCTCATGCAGTCGTACCAAGAGCTTCTGCCGCCGCCTCCGCAAGATCCTGCTGTGCTAGCAGCTGAGGTCGCATCCAAGGAGTCGGAGCGCAGAGCGCAGGCCGACCAGCTCAGAGAACAGCGCGAGTCAAACAAGAACGCAATCGACGCAGTCCTCAAACAGGCCGAGATGCAGCAGTCGGCAGAGGAGCATGAAAACGAGATCGGGCTCGGCTTTACCAAGCTGCTGACCGACTTGGCAGTCAGGTTGAAAGACCTGGAAGACAAGAGGGCCGCTCAGGAGGCGATCCAAGAAGGCCTGGAGGAAGACGAAGATGAATCTACCTCAGCTGGTGAACCACGCGAGGACTAGGCAGTTAGAAATCCAGAAGCAGGTGTTGGAAAAGGGCCCGCTCGACCACGATTTGTACGTGCGTTTGTGTATCGAGTGGCAATGTAACGACAATCTCATCAAGTTGCTAACAACAGAAGAGGGCGATGATGACTGAAAGCAGTGAAAACTTGGACGATGTCTTTCCGAAAGTAGATCCTGGCGCCAGGCCGCTTGGCACTCGAATCCTGATCCAGCTCAGGAGTCCGAAGCTCAAGTCGGCAGCAGGGATCATCTTTGCCCAGGACACGAAAGATACCGAGAAGTGGAATACGCAAGTGGGCAAGGTCGTTGCGATGGGCCCGCTTGCGTTTCGCAACCGCCAGACGCAAGAGCCGTGGCCCGAAGGTTCCTGGGTGGGCATTGGCGAGTACGTCAGGGTCCCGAAATACGGCGGGGATCGGTGGGAAGTGAAGATCGATGATGATCGCAATGCGCTGTTTGTAGTTTTCAACGACCACGAGCTCATCACCGCGGTCACTGGAGACCCTCTGCAGATGCGGGCATTCCTGTAGTCGGAAAGCCCCTGGAAAAGGAGTAATACAACGTGGCTGAAGACGGTAAGGCAGACGAACTCACCTTAGATGAGATCGATGACGGCTCGGTTGTCGTCAAGGGTTTCAAAGACGAGGTCGATGAAGGCGGCGATCTCACCCTGAAGGACGACAAACCTGCAGGCGACAAGGCAGGCGAGGACTCCGGTGAGACCGGAGACGACACCGATGACGACGATTCACTCGTCGAAGGCGGCTCTGGCGCGAAGTCGAGGTCCGCTAAGCGGCGTCGGCTTCAGCAGGAGCGGCGTGATTCGAACCAACGGTTGATCGAACACCTCTCCCAGCAGAACCAAGTGCTCATGCAGCAGCTTGGGCAGCTCAGTCAGCGCGTGACGGGCTCCGAAGTCGCGCAGTTGGACGCGGCCCTGCTCGATGCAGACGCGATGGTTCAGGACCTTCAAGCCAGACTGGCGCAAACTGTCACCGACGGTGACGGAAAAGCTCACGCTCAGGTGCTCGACGCGCTCTACAACGCGCGCCGGCGCTTGGACGAGCTCGCCGGCGCGCGTGAACAGGCCGAAGTGCATATGAGGCGACAACAACAAGCGCCTCGGCAGTTACAAGACGCGCAGCAAGGCCGCCAACAGCCGAAAGTAGACACCCGCGTTGTCAACCGAGCGCGAGAATGGCTCAAAAACAACGATTGGTATGACCCGGCGCTCGGCGATACCGACAGCCGGATAGCCCGGGTGGTCGACCAAGAGGTCAAGGACGAGGGTTTCGACCCAGTTTCGGACGAATACTACGAAGAACTTGACAGAAGGCTCGCAGAAAGGTTACCAAACGTCAAGAAACGTGGTACGATCGACCAGTCGCAGCGGTCAGGCGGCAACGGTACGGGTGGCGCAAGGCCGCGATCGATCGTATCTGGTTCAGGGCGCAATGGCGCATCGGGCAGCGGAGGGCCAAAAGGCTATACGCTGTCGCCCGCGCGAGTGCAGGCCATGAAAGATGCAGGCATTTGGGACAGCCCGGAAGCCCGCAACAACCAGATCAAATATTACCAGGAGTACGATCGTGCCCAAAGCAAATAGCCCGGAAAGCCCCCTCGCAGACGAGCGTCTGGCGACCCCGTCGTTCACAGCTCAAGAACGCGCCTCGCGTTCTGCCGAGGACTCGTCCAGGACGGATGAAGACGGCACGATCACTACGGTCTCTGAACGCAGGTTGTCGCTGCGTGACGAGTTCATGGAGTTTGCCCTCCCCACACCCCCGAAGAGTGACCAGTGGCACTATTTCTGGTGGTCGACCACGGCTCAACACGATCCCTTGCAACGCAGGATTCGTCTGGGCTACGAGATCGTCAACTCAGAAATGTTGCCAGGCTTCGGTGACTTCCGGGTGAAGAACGGCCAGTACGAAGGTGCTTTGGGCGTGAACGAGATGATCCTTCTGCGGATTCCGCAGAGCCTCTACCTCGATTACATGCACCAGGCGCATCACGAACAGCCGCTCGAGGAAGAAAGCAGGCTCGACATCCAGTGGGAACTTGCGAAGACGGCCGGCGGCAAGCTGAAAGACCAGGCCATCATTCGCAACGAAGATGCGATGGCTGAAACGCAGCGCACGATCGCAAAACCCAGGTTCGAGTAGCACCCTTCCTCTTTTCACCTACGGAGATACGCAAATGCCGACTACGAGTCAGCCGTTTGGTTTCCGTCCGGCGTACCATCCCTCTGGTCGCCTGGCGCCTACCGAAATGATCAACGCCCTGCAACCGGGCGCTTCCGTCACGCTGTGGCGAGGCCAACCATTCCTCCTGACCGGTTCCGGATCGGCCGGTGCGTCGCAGATCAGCCCGGTCACGGCAACGTCTGACGTGGTCGCAGGCGTCTTCTGGGGCGTCGAGTACACCGATGGCAACGGTCGCCGGATCTATGCCACACACTGGCAATCGGGCACCATCAGCGGCGTGCCGGTTGGATCGGCTGATATCCGTGCCTACGTGTTCAATGACCCGGACACCGTTTACGAGGTCCAGACAGCTGCAGTGCTGTCAGGTACCAACGTCACTGCGGCCAACGGCATCAACGGACGGCAAGTGAATACGTCCAACTTCACCGACAACTCCGGCGTCCTGGTAGGACTCTCCCGATGCATGGTCACCGGCGCTGCTGTCAACGCGGCGGCGCAGGGGCAGTGGACTGTGATGGACCGTGGTCGCCAAGTCGACAACGACTGGTCCGATTCGTACGTCGTCCTCCAGGTTCGGCAGGCTGTGTCGCCGTTCCGCGCCGCTCGCACCTCCAACTAACGGGAGCCAGACGCCATGTCCGCACCGATGCGCAGTTCAGACTTCCGTTCCATCGTCGAGCCGATTCTCAACCAGGTGTTCGACGGGGTTTATCAACAGCGGCAAGACGAGTGGAAGCAAATCTTCCGCGAGACGCCTGGCACGCCGCGCGGCTATCATGAAGAGCCGGTGCTGTTCGGGTTCCAGGCGGCGCCCGAGTTGCCCGATGGCCAGCCGGTCACCTACCAGCAAGGCGGCGTGCTGTTTATCCAGCGCTACGTCTATCGGGTGTTCGGCCTGGCCTTCGCCATGACGCAGGTGCTGATCGAGGACGGCGACCATGTGCAACTCGGGTCGACGTATTCGAAGCACCTGGCCCAGGCGCTTGTCGAGACCAAGGAAACCCGCTGCGCCAACGTCCTGAACCGGGCGTTCAACTCGGGCTTCTCGGGAGGTGATGGCGTGTCGCTTGTCAACACGGCCCATCCGATCCAGCCGGGCGCCTTCTCCAACCGCCTGGCGACCGACGCCGCGCTGTCGCAGACTAGCCTGGAGCAGATGCTCATCCAGGTGCGCCAGGCGGTCGACAACAACGGCAAGCGGATCCGTCTCGTGGCAAGGAAGCTGGTCGTGCCGCCGGCCCTGCAGTTTCAAGCCGAGGTGTTGACCAAGTCGGTGCTGCGTGCCGGCACGGCCAACAACGACATCAACCCGATCCGTTCGATGGGGTTGCTGCCAGAAGACGCCGCTGTCATGACCCGTCTGACCTCGGCTACGGCTTGGTGGGTCTGTACCGATGCTCCCGAGGGCCTCAAGCTCCTCACCCGACGCAAACTCGCCCGCTCCATGGAAGGTGACTTCGAGACCGATTCGATGCGCTACAAGGCCACCGAGCGTTATCAAGTGGGCTGGACTGACCCACGTTCGCTGTACGGTACAGCAGGCGTTTAATCGCTAATCGGCCTTGGGGAGAGAGCCGCTAATCTCTCCCCGCCTTTAT